AAGCATTTCAATTAGAATGAAACATGATTATCCTGACATTCAAACAGATTATTTTCCTTATATTTGGAAAGATAACCTTACACAAGCAATTAACAGTGTGAAATCAAAGCTATGAGACAAATAAACCCATTAGCAAAAGCATGGTCAAATTCTGAAAAGGATTACATAGGTAGATTAAAAGGCATTAAGAAACAAAAAAAATGGAAGCAATATTTAAATTCTAATCATATTTTTGAAAAGCATTTTTCAGATGAACCAACTGGCGAGAAAAAGATAATGACTGGCGCGGAAGCAAATGAAGACAATTGCATATTAGTTAGACAGTATATTAAACAAGCTGATATTGGTAATAAAGGGCGAGCATTAGAAGAATGGAAACCCATTAAATTATTTGTGGAAATTAAAAATGAAGCATAAAACAACACACGCCGCGCTTTAAGCCGTGTCATATAATAAAAATAAAAATCCCAATAAAACATCCAAAACGCTCTAGGAAATGATCCTAGGGCGTCTGGCGTTAACGTGGTTCCTTCTGGAGGTATCTTACCTGCAGTCATCAGTCATTGAGACATTTTTCTAGGCAAAACTTTTTTTAAATGCCATTTTATTTTTGAAAATGAAAAACAAAAAACACCAACCAGATGCGATTGAATTGGTCGATTTAGACTGCTTAATTCCTTACGCTAAAAACAGCAGGACACACTCCGAAGATCAAGTGGCGCAAATAGCTGCAAGCATTTTGGAATTTGGTTTTACCAATCCTGTATTGATAGGAAACGACAACGATATTATTGCTGGCCACGGTAGAGTTTTGGCAGCCAGAAAACTTAAATTTGGAAAAGTGCCATGTATTCGTTTAGGTCATTTAACAGAAACACAAAAAAGAGCTTACGTCATTGCCGACAACAAATTAGCCTTAAATGCAGGATGGGATGAAGAACTTTTAGCAATTGAGTTAACCGATTTGAGGGAAATTGATTTTGATTTAAATCTGACGGGATTTGATGCTGATGAAATTGAAGCATTTTTAAATCCAGAAACTGAGGAATCAACATTAAGTGATGAATACACGCATAAAATTGATACCCCTGTTTATGAACCAAAAGGAGAAAAACCTAAGATTTCCGAACTTGTAGACAAAGAAAGAACCGAACTGCTTGCTGATAAGATTAAAAAAGCAAATATTGATCCTGATATTCAAAATTTCTTACTTGAGGCTGCAAATCGTCATCTGACATTCAATTACGAAAAAATTGCCGAGTTTTACTGTCACATGAACAAAGAAACACAAGAACTAATGGAAGATTCAGCTCTTGTTGTTATTGATTTTCAAAAAGCGATGCAATTAGGTTATTTAAAGCTGAAGGAAGATGTTGAACAAATACTCACAGAAGAAGACGATGAAGCTTAATGAATTTTGTATTTTTGTAATTAGCCACGGTCGTCCAGATTCAATTGTTACTCTTAAAACTTTAAAGGGATGCAATTATACTGGAGAGACATATATTGTATGTGATAACGAAGACGAAAAAATCAAAGAATATCAAAAAAACTACGGGAAAAAAAAGATTCTTGTTTTTGATAAGCTAAAATATGCAAATAAGATCGACAGTTGTGACAACTTTGAAAACAGAAGGACAACAACTCATGCGAGAAATGCTTGCTTTGATTTTGCCGAGAAACTAGGATACAAATATTTTTTAGTCCTTGATGATGATTATACAGCATTTCGTCATAACTTTGACAAAAAAGGAAATTTTGTAAGATCCTATGTCCAAGATTTCGATAAACTTTGTGAAATTTGTTTGAATTTTTTAAATGTTGATGATCGAGTTAAATCCGTTTGTTTTATTCAAGGTGGTGATCTTATTGGTGGAGTATTGGCTTTAGTCAGTCAACCTTTTCCCTTTAAAAGAAGGAAAGCAATGAATTCATTTTTTTGCAGTACAGCAAAAAGGTTTTGGTTTTTTAGTCGATTGAACGAGGATGTTAATACCTATCTAGAATTAGGCAAAAAAGGAGACATCTTTTTTTCTATTCCAGAAGTTGCTTTAAATCAAAAACAAACACAATCAAATGCAGGAGGAATGTCTGATGCTTATCTGGAAAGCGGTACTTATGTGAAATCATTTTATTCAGTGATTATTAATCCTTCATTTGCCAAAGCGACATATCTGCCTCGCATGAATCGTATCCATCACAAGATTTCATGGAAAAACGCAATTCCTAAAATATTGGATGAACACCACAAAAAGAAATGAGCGAAAAAAAGCCATTAAATCCAAAAGGAAAAAATCCATCAGTTCCTGTATCTTCTTTAGCTAAATTATTCAATTTAACTAGTGTCAGAATTCAACAACTTGCTTCTGATGGAATTGTAATTAGGACCGGAAGAGGTAGATATGATTTATGGTCTTCTATTTCTAATTACATTGAATACTTACAAGAAAGAAAGGTCAATCAGTGGGACAATGAGTCTGAAAATCCTACGGAATTAAAAAAACACCAATTGCGACGAACTAAAGAAGAGGCTGATAAATTAGAATTGGCCAACGCTAAAACAAGAGGAGATTTAATTGAAAAAAATGAAGTTATTAAAGCTGGAGAAGAAATAATGGCTATTGTTAAAAATTCCATTTTAAATGATAAAATAACAGAGGAAGCTAAAGATAAATGTCTAAAAAATTTACTAAGGCTGAAAAGCAAATTAAATGAAATATGAAATCACCAAAATAGTTGAATCGTGGCTTAATGTTTTTGAGCCACCTCCTAGGGTAACTGTTTCTGAATGGGCTGACAGTTATCGTTATTTGTCACCAGAATCATCAGGTCAGCCCGGTAAATATTCATCAACGGTAACTCCTTATGCAAGGGAGTGGATGAACTCAATTAACGATCCGCAAGCAACCGGGACGGTGTTAATGGTAGGGGCTCAACTTGGCAAAACTGAGGTTTTGAATAACATGATTGGATATTTTGTTGATATTGAGCCAGCACCAATTTTAATGGTTCAACCGACGATTGAGATGGGTGAAGCGTGGAGTAAAGAGCGACTTGCACCAATGTGCCGGGACACGCCAAGAATCAAAGACAAGATTGCAGATGTAAAATCGCGAACTAGCGGCAACACAATATTGCACAAAACATTTCCGGGCGGCAATTTGGCAATTGCTGGAGCTAATGCTCCGGCTGGATTGGCGTCACGTCCAAGGCGGGTTGTTTTGCTTGATGAAGTTGATCGCTACCCGGTAACGGCTGGAAGTGAAGGTGACCCATCAAGCTTGGCTATACGCCGAACAGAAACATTTTGGAATGCAGTTGTGGTTATGACATCTACCCCTACCGTAAAAGGAAGAAGTCGTGTTGAAACTGAATTCGAAGCCAGCGATCAGCGTAGATTTTTTGTTAATTGCCCAAAATGTGAATATGCGCAAACTTTAAAATGGGTGAATGTTAAATGGAAAGCCGACGACGGGAGTGATGCTTGGTTACAATGTGAAGGATGCGACGAGCACCTAACCGATGAAAATCGCATTGAAATGGTTAAAAAAGGTAAATGGATTGCAACATATCCAGAAAGGACATTGAAAGGTTATCATTTACCGGGCATTGCTTCACTTTTTCGTCATAAAAAAGGTTTTGTTTCTAGATTGCATCAAATGGCATCGGAAAACATTAAAGCTAAAAAAGCAGGAAAAGAGTCGCTTAGGACGTGGATAAATACGTTTTTGGCAGAGACGTGGGAAGATGAAGGAGAACAAGTTGCGTGGGAACCATTAATGCAACGGCGGGAAGATTGGGGTGATTTTCCTAAAAATGCTCTTATTTTGACCGCTGGCGTTGACATTCAAGGCGATAGATTTGAGGTTGAAATTGTAGGCTGGGGAGAAGGTGAGGAATCATGGAGCATTGAATACCATTGTGTTATGGGAGATTTTAATATACCAGAAACACATGCCGCACTTGATGAAATTTTGCAAAAGAAATTTATACATCCAAGCGGTGCGGAGCTTTTTATAAGTTGTGTTTTTATTGACTCAGGACACAAAACAAAAGCTGTTTACGCTTTTACGAAACCTCGCGAAACAAGACGTGTTTATGCTTGTAAAGGTGTTGGAGGTCCGGGTGTGCCATTACTTGGAAGACCAACAAGAAGGGGTGTAGACAAAGCAGCATTATTTAGCATTGGGACAGATACAGCTAAAGAGTTGACATATTCACGACTTTCCTTAGGTGAAAAAGGATCGGGTTTTATGCATTTTCCAAACGATCGACAAGAAAATTGGTTTCGTCAATTAACAAGTGAAACAAAAGTGACTCGCTACAAAAATGGTGTGCCATTTACACGTTTTGAGAATCCTAGCAAAGCACGAAACGAAGCTCTTGACATCCGAGTTTATGCAACTGCCGCATTATCATTGATGCGAGTTAACTGGAACAAACTAAAGAAAACCATTCAAGACCCGCCTAAGAAAAAAGCCGCCAAACCAAAAAAGAATGCCCGTGGAAAAAAAGGCGGGTGGGTGAATGATTGGTAGAGTTTGACATTTAGTCAAATTCAATGGCCGACAAAACTGACGAGGAAAAGCTGACTGCAGCGTTGGCGATGATTACGAAGATTGAAACGACTCTTGGAACACTTTATGAAAAAACGGCTAGCGCAACCAGCTTTGGAGACCAAAGTTTGACACTTGCAAGCATCGCTGATTTGGAAAAAAGCCGTGACCGTTGGAGACAAGAAGCGGAAACATTAAAGGCATCAGTTAACCGTCACCGCAAAACTTTGAAAATTCAATTCAGATGATTCAATACCTAAAGCGCAAATTCTCGCCGCCAAAAACAGCCGTTCGCAGATTCAACGCCACCCAGTCAAGCCGTTTGACGCTCGACTGGATTACTGCCTGCCTGTCGCAAGATGGTGAGCTCAAAGGGCAGCTTCCAATTCTTCGTGACCGTTCGCGTGACTTGGAGCGAAATAATGAATGGGTAAAAGGTTTCTTGCGTAGCCTTGAGAACAACACACTTGGAGAAAAAGGTGTATCTTTACAGGTAAGGGCAAAAGAAGCTAATGGACAGCTTGACGAAATCGCCAACAATATAATTGAGCGGGCTTGGAAGCAATGGAGCAAAGTTGGCAACTGTGAAGTTACAGGACGCCACTCATGGATTGACGTGCAACGCTTAATCCTTCGATGCATTGCACGTGATGGTGAGGTGCTGATTCGAATGATTAAGAAAAGCACTGGCTTATGCT